TTTTTTGCGTTCTTGCATAACTGATGTAGTCATGATACAATATAGGTGTTTGGCTGTACTATCTTGTATGATAACTACCTTGTATTTATATTTTAGATAGTGCTTTGGACTGTACCTATTTGGACGTGGGTACGGTCCTTTTTTATTATAAAATTTTCCAAGAATTACCACAATCCTTGCATATTGCAAATTTTGAATTTGAAATATTTGTTGACGTTTTTGTTTTTTCGCTGTATTTGGATTTCTTTGGTGTTAATGCCCAAAGACCACCAGTAGCTAATATCATGCCTGCACGACCTGCACTGTTACCTGCACGAGTAACAACACTTTTCTTTCTAACTTCATTTCTGCCAGAAGATGAGGAAGAAGTAGGTGTCAATGTGTATTCGATATTAAAGCTATGACATTTTTTGCAGTATGGCTTGTTTAAATATTTAGCTCCATAGAAAAACTCTGCTTCGTTCGGATTTGCCCTCTTAAGAATCTCGTAATATGCATCTGTTATTCCGTTCTTGTTAATTTTATTGACAGGAATGTAAGATAAACTAAATCCGAATATCTTCTTTTTTCCTTTAAGTTGATTAGTTGTAAATGAATATTTTAGCTTATCAACTAGTTCGGGATCGCCATAATCTAATCTGGTTATAATGTCCTCGACACGTTTCTTTTTCCCAGTGTCAAATTGGCAGAAGTAACACGCTTCTTTTGTGACAAAGCCTACATACTGGAACAAAAAGGCGTTTTCTTTATATGAACCGATAGAAATTATCAAATCATCTGGATTTTGAATAATTCCTTTTTCTAATGCAAGATTTGTTAAAATCTCATCGTTTTCATATTCAACTTTTTCTTCTTCGGTATCAATAGATAATTCTTTTAAGATTTCCTCTGTAGGGCATCCGCAGTTAGGACACGCAGGAGCTTTTTCAGAAAACTCTTTCCCACATTCAGTGCAAGTTATTAGTGCCATGTAAAATCCCTCCTTTTATAATGTATAACAGGCAACATACCAACCAAAATCCCCATCAAATCCCCATCAAGAAACCACGGTTTTATGCGGTTTGTAGGACTTTTTACATAGTAGAATCCCCAACAAATCCCCAACAAATCCCCATCAAAACACCATCAAGGTATGTTTTTTACTTCTGAAAATCTCAAAAACCACGTATTTATGCGGTTTTCAGCACTATGCAAAAAAATATTTTATTTTATGGTTGACAAATCACGTTTTATGGTGTATTTTTATTTTCTTTTATATAAATATATAGTATCTAAAGACTATAGTTATATATAACCTATATAGTATTATAATAAATAATATATTTATATTTAATTAAAAAGAAAAAAAATAAAACAAAAAAAGAAAAAGTTTAGAGCTGTTTAAATGCAATTAGCTGTGGGGTGTATCCTGTCAGCATTGCAAGTTGCTCTTTTGTATAATCTTTGTGTTCAAGTATCACTTCGTCTGGTATCAAAAGTTCAGAAGCAAATGTCTGTGCTTCTTGTTCGATAGAGTTCTCATAACAGTTCTTGCCGAATGAGAAGAAATAAAAATCTTCTTTGTGCAAGACCGCATGACCTAACTCATGAGCTAAGACCTCGTAATACTTTTTTTCGTTGTCTAATATTTTTTCATTTATGTAAATAAAATCTCTTTCGTGAATCTTTAAATAGCAACCAGATATTTTTTTTAAGTCCCCGATCTGGATGAT